AAACCAAGAAAGCAGGAGTTGGAAGACGTTTCAGAAAAGGATTCACAACAACAAACAAGAGTAAGTTAACTGCGTGTGCTAAGATGAAAACACTAATCGAAACAGGCAAACTTACTGTAAACAGTTCTGCATTAGTATCAGAACTTAAAGGATTTGTAGCACATGGCACTAGTTACGCCGCTAAACCAGGTGGAACCGATGACTTAGTAATGTCGACGGTGTTGATTATTAGAATGTTACAAACACTGCAAAACTACCACCCTGAGTTAAGTAATAATATAAAAGACTACAACGACTCAGTGATAGAACCTATGCCATTTATACTTTTTTAAATAAATACATAAAACATCACACTATACTATTATGCAAGAAAACCCATCACAAAAACTATTCAATTTATTATTAAGCAAAGACTTTGATGTCAAAACACTTGATTCTAATGGTAAATCTATCACTGATATAACAGATGCAGACATTTTCAGTTTCGATTTTGTTAGTAACACTATAAATTACGGTACTGTTGTCATATTGTTGGATGATGAAAAGAATTTTGAGATTTTCTTTGGTGATAATATCGGGCGTGGGTTGGAACGGGATGCCAAAAATACATGGTACGACTTATTGTACCAATTACGTATGTTCGCTAAGCGTAATATGATGAGTTTCTCACTTAAGAACATTAATAAGTTAAAACATACGATGCAAGGTCTTTCAACCATTAAAGAAGGGTTATACGAGGGATGGAATGGAACCAGTAAGTCTAGTTACAATCCACAAAATAACAAAACCAAATTAATCATCCGACATAGTAAAAAAATTGCTGAGGGAGACCAACGCTTTCGTAATATTAATTCAATATTCATCGAAAATGGAGATGGTGAGCGGTTTAAGTTACCATTTAAGAGTATTGCTGGCGCAAGAGCAATGGCAAGACATGTTTCGGAAGGTAATACCCCATATGATGTATTTGGTGTGCACATTACAGAGACAATCAATAACATAAACACTTTGGGAAGTTTCCTGCGTGTTAAATCAATCAATGAGGGCACAGCATCTAGTAAGATAATAGAAACATGCCAACATCATAATAAGAGACTAAAAAAGAACATTAAATTAATGAGTGGTGTACGTGGTTACAAGAAGTATATAGAATCTTGGTCACCATCTACTATTAACGAAGATGAGCAGATAATTGAGAAAGTACGAAATCTACTAGTGCCAGAAGGAGCATCAGATGATAGGGTCAATGACGTATTGCCTGTACTTGCTAATCTAATTTCAGAATACCGTGCACGTAAAACAGAAACAAACGAATCTAAAACAGAAACAAACGAATCATTAAAAGTGGAGAATAGTACCATGCGAGAATTGACAATGTTTGAAAGTTGGGCAAATAATATTACAGAAGGAACGTGGGCGCTACCAGATTCTCCTGAAGCATTGGATAGATTGAAAGAAATACTAAGTAAAGAACTCCTAGTTGGAGTCGATGCTACGAATGCAACCGAAGTTCTTTATGACATTATTGGTGACGATGAATTATTTGATAATCTCGCTGATTTAGCAAGAGATGACCCAGAAGCAGATGCAAGATTTGCTATTGTCAATTGGATGAAGGATTACGGGTTAGAAATTAATGAGATGGGTTCTGATATGAAGAATATTATTACTGACATTGAAGGTTCACACACAAGTTTAAGCATCTAGTAAACGACATATTATATTATATTATTTTAATTTAGCCGAAATCATTATTTTGGTTATTTGTGCGGTCTGTGTAATAAAATACTATATATAATAACAACTGATTTAAAAATACGAAAGTAAACATAAATCATAAATAGAACCGAACATATACATAGGTATATCCAACATAACCATGAAGGGAATGTTGATTTAGGTTAACACGAAAAGGTAATTACACAGGAGAAAGAATATGGCTTCATTAGCAGATATCCGTGCCCGTTTAGAGGCACAAGAACACAAACCAGCAAACAACAATCAATCAGGTGGGTTAACATACCCTCATTGGAAAATTAACGAAGGTTCACAGGCAATCTTACGTTTCTTACCAGACGCAAACGAAGAAAATCCATTCTTTTGGGTAGAGCGAGCAATGATTAAATTGCCGTTCCCTGGCATCAAGGACCGTGACGCAAAAGATGTAATTGTGCAAGTTCCGTGTATGGAAATGTACGGTGACAATGAAGTATGTCCAATATTAGCGGAAGTACGTCCGTGGTTTAAGGATAAGTCAATGGAAGATATGGGTCGTAAATATTGGAAGAAACGTACGTACGTATTCCAAGGATTAGTACATCAAGACCCAATTGGAGAAGATAATGTGCCGGAAAATCCAATTCGTAAGTTTATGATTAGTCCGCAAATCTTTACTATCATTAAGGCTAGTTTAATGGACCCTGAAATGGAAGATTTACCAACAGATTACACTAATGGTTTAGATTTCCGTGTTACTAAGACAAGTAAGGGCGGATATGCAGATTACAGTACAAGCACTTGGTCACGTAAAGAAACAGTATTATCTGCAGAAGAAGTACAAGCAATTGAGACATTTGGTCTAAATGATTTAAGTTCGTGGCTACCACCAAAACCAAACGAAGTTGAATTGAAAATTATTCACGAAATGTTCGAAGCAAGTGTTGATGGTCAGCAGTACGACGTAGAGAAATGGGGTAACTATTACCGTCCATGGGGCGTTGATAAACCTTCTGGTAATGCACCGATTGTAACTCCGATTGCAGATGTATCTACAATGGGTGATTCGCCATTCCAAGAACCAACATCAGAAGTTAAAACTGCAGATGTATCTGGGGCGGATGTGAGTAGCACCAAACCAGAAGATATTTTGGCACAGATTAGAGCAAGACAAAACGCATAATCAATCAACAACCAATGAAGGCAGTATTTTTATATACTGCCTTTTTTAATTTAAAAAGGATTTATTATGGGAAAACCATTTGACGTAAGTAAATTTAGAAAGAGTATAACAAAATCAATTGATGGGTTGTCAATTGGATTCAATGACCCAACTGATTGGATTTCAACCGGAAATTATGCATTGAACTACTTAGTATCAGGGGACTTTAATAAAGGAATTCCGTTAGGCAAAGTTACTGTATTTGCTGGGGAATCTGGTGCTGGTAAGTCGTACTTTGCTTCGGGAAATATCATTAAAAACGCACAGGAACAAGATATCTTTGTTGTACTGATTGATTCCGAGAATGCTTTGGACGAAGCATGGTTACAGGCACTTGGTGTAGATACAGACCCTGCTAAGTTATTAAAACTTAGTTTATGTATGATTGACGATGTTGCTAAAACAATTAGTACGTTTATGATTGATTACAAAGCAATGGCAGAAGAAGATAGACCAAAGGTACTATTTGTAATTGATTCACTTGGGATGTTATTAACACCAACTGATGTTAAACAGTTTGAAGCAGGTGACATGAAAGGTGACTTAGGACGTAAACCAAAGGCATTAACATCACTTGTGCGCAATACAGTTAATATGATTGGTGCTTATAACGTAGGAATCATTGCTACAAACCACACATACGCATCGCAGGATATGTTTGACCCAGATGATAAGATTAGTGGCGGACAAGGCTTTATTTACGCTTCATCTATTGTAGTTGCTATGCGTAAACTTAAACTAAAAGAAGATGCAGATGGCAACAAAGTGACCGATGTTAAAGGTATTAGAGCGGCGTGTAAGGTAATGAAAACACGTTATGCTAAGCCATTCGAAGCAGTACAAGTTAAAATTCCATACGAAACAGGAATGAACCCGTACAGTGGATTGACAGACTTAGCAGAGAAACAAGGTTTACTTACCAAGCAAGGTAACCGTTTAAAGTATCTACCTAAAGGTGCAGAAGAAGGTGAAGAAATTCTTATGTTCCGAAAAGCATGGGAAAAGAATACGGATGGTGCATTAGACACATTGATGGCAGACATCAGTGCGGAAGATGAGGCAATCTATGATGATATCGATGCTAAACCAACAACTGAAAACATCGAAGCAATGGAAGTTGAAAAAGATTTATCAGAGGAGTTAGAAAGTGAGTCTTGAATTACAATTAGAAATATGGGAAGTACTACAAGAACATATCGTTGACATCAAAGATGCTGCAGATGATTTTGTGGCATTATTGATTGAGAATGGAATTGATGGTGAAAAAATTGCCGACATAACAACGAATGATGATATCAAAAAGGCATTATTAGATTATATCGATGTGGAAGTTGATGAAGACTACGACGACGACGACGAGTATTAAGTGATATGTGGTACGCAAAAGTAACACAAGATTTATCATCAATCCCTCGCTTTATTGACTACTATGATAAGGAGATAACTAAAGCGAAAGGTGAGGTGATTCTCAATGGGCATGTTGAAACTAATATCAAGGAATTGCCTGGTATCACTGAGAAACGTTTTTATCAATTGCAGGAAGTAGAAGCGGTATTGGAGTTCCTTAACATCGAACTGCGACGTATCCGACGCAAACATTTTAAGAAATATCTTGAAACATATGCACGAGCATTAAGTAGCAGGGATGCTGAAAAATATGCCGATGGTGAGGATGAGGTGATTGATTTTGAGTTATTAATCAATGAGGTCGCGTTAATAAGGAATCGTTGGTTAGGTATTATGAAAGGTTTGGATACGAAGCAATGGCAATTGGGGCATATTGTTAAGTTACGCACTGCGGGCATGGAAGACGTTGTTGTGTGATACACGTAGTAAATTTCTATATGTCAATGGGGTATTAGTTTACAACGCTTGGGATAATGATTTTGATATAATCAGGAAAGGAAATTTCCTCACACTATTCAAAGAACAGATGGTGCTAGAGAATATATCGATTCCTGCGTTGTGTATATTTGATTGTACCAATGAAGGTGTGGGTGCATCGGACATTGGCAATATGGTCAACGCAATCACAACATGTTTCACAACAGAAGTTCGTGTTCTATTCAATGTGGTAACTAACCATCATTCCACCTACGAATATAAATGCTTCCCTACACATATGGTTGCGCATTGTCAATTCCTGCGTCACGTAAATTCATTGAATATAAATTGGGATGATATCGTTGTTGATAGGTATTTCTTATCATTGCAACGCCGTGCATCGCTTAGTAGGGTCAAATTTACTAAGATGCTGTTAGACACGTTTGATGAGAATCAATATATTATCAGTTGTGCATCACAACCCGATGCATGGATGCATAAATCAAATGCAATATCTGATGCATTTCATCCACGTACACTACCTGTTCTCGTTGATGGTGTAGTAGATGGTGATGATAAACAACATCATCACACTAACGAATCATTCTTCAAGTGTCTTATTAATATAATATCAGAGACTAGTTCACAAACTGATGATGATAGTTGGCGAGATATATTCATAACTGAAAAAACATTTAAAGCATTTGCTTATAGGCAACTGCCGTTGTGGTTTGCTGTTCCAAGAACAGTTGCTGTAGTTAGGGATATGGGATTTGATGTATTTGATGATATTATCAATCACTCGTATGATTATGAAGAGGATGAAACTGTTCGTATGAAAATGGTGGTCGATGAATTAAGAACGTTCCTCAACAATTATACATATGATGTAATGAATAGTTTGCGAACTCAGTTATGGAACAGGATAAATAAAAACATGGAATTATTAACCAAGTTGGAATCTACCCATAACATAATTAAGAATAAACTTATATTGGAGTTAATTAAATGAGTTTTAGTTCAGCATATGATAGCCATCAACATAGTTTAGAAACACTTGAATTACTATATGCATATCCTGATTTTATGGAAAGCATTGGTAGTGTTTGTGATATGGGATGTGGTAAGGAAGGGTTAGATTTAGAATGGTGGGCAACTAGAGAAATTGATGATGATTCCATTATTCAATTGAATATAAATTGCACTGGAATTGATATTAATAGCAAGTTATTGATACAACACCAAAACATAAAATACATACAGCACGATTTCGAAGTTGTATTAGATGAAGAATTCGATGTACTGTATTGTCACGACAGTTTTCAGTATGTTATGAACCCATTAATGACACTGAGTAATTGGTATCATATGTTATCTGAGGGTGGCATGTTGGTTTTGCAGATACCAAGCACGACTAACATAGAATACAATAAATTGGCATCTTCACAGCCCAACTATCATTACTACAATCACACAATAGATGGGTTAATACATATGTTGGCAGTTAATGGGTTTGATTGTGAATCTGGATTTTTCCAACAGCAAGTAAACGACAATTGGATTAAAGTAATCGTTTACAAAAGTGATGTATCTCCATTAAATCCAAAAACCGCAACGTGGTATGACTTGGCAGACAAAGGATTAATCCCAAAGACTGGTGTCGAAAGTATTAATAAATACGGTTATATGAAACGTGAAGATTTGGTTCTTCCGTGGTTAGATTATAGTAATATTTGGTACGGACAATAATATGCAAGTAGCGTTAATTACCGGCGGCTTTGACCCTATACACAGTGGGCATTTAGAGTACATAAAAGAAGCACAGAAGTACGGTAGACTCGTGGTTGCTGTAAACAGTGATGAATGGCTAGTACGTAAAAAAGGTCGTGCGTTTATGCCATTAAGTGAACGTGTGGAGATACTACGTAACATAAAGGGTGTACAGGATGTAATAGTGTTTGATGATGGTGATGATAGTGCATGCGATGCTATAAAAATGACTGCACGTTTATATCACGGTGCTACTATTAACTTTTTAAATGGTGGCGATAGAGTTGAGGGTAATATACCCGAGATGAGAACATGTCCTACTTGGATGGATATTAAATTTCATTTTAGTGTAGGTGGAGATAATAAAAAGAATTCGTCGTCATGGATATTACAAGAATGGTTGGCACCAAAGATTGAACGAGATTGGGGTCACTATAGAGTTATACACGAAACAAGTACACATAAAGTTAAGGAACTTACTGTAGAACCTGGAAAAACCTTAAGTCTACAAAAACATCACCATCGTAGTGAATTTTGGTTTGTGTCTGAGGGTCTTGCCACTGTTGAGCAAGGTAATAACTCACGTATTTTATCTAATAGAGAATATGCGGTTGTGATACCTGTAGATTCGTGGCATAGGTTAAGCAACCGTACCAACGA